GCCGTAGATTCCAATATCTTTTTAAAAATCTTTTGATCTACACCAGCAGCGGCGAACCTATCAGCAAGCAAGGAAAAGGTCTTATCATTCAATTTGTTAACACCTGACCTGAGAAGATCAGACGTAAATTTAACAGCAGTGTCTACTGGAGCAGTAGCCGTAGCTATTCCTTTTTTGATTGCTACTTCAGGAGTGGGCGTTGGTTGATCACCAAGGGCGGCAGCCGCATCAGGAACGGGTAATAGCGTGTACCTATAAAACCCAAGATCATCTTTCTTGAGTTCATAGTCACCACCTCCAGTTAAACGCATGGTTCTAAATCTCATAAATTCCAGATCAATATCCATTATTCAATTCCCATAATGTTTTTAGCCCTGAGGCTTGAGATTGCTTGACCCAGCTTACCCAATCTTTCAAGTTCGGCAGGGTCAGCTGTTGCAGCTATTTTTGCTGAGATGGCGGTATCAAGATCATTGATCCGATACATACCATCTTTAACTGAAATGCCATTCTCGGTTGCAAACTTTCTTAATTTAACTTTTGATTCGTTTTGATAATCAGTATCAATAGAAGCTCCAGTCGAGCCAATTTCTTTTTTTACAAACTCTACAGTATCCAAATTTGGATTAACTATCAAAGCCGACAGCAATTTTTGTTCAATAGTAGCTATTTTCCTCATAGCTAAATCCTTGTTAAAACTATTAAACCCAATCTCAGGAGCGCTCTTTAGATATTTTATAGCGGCCCGAACTTCTTCTTTTTCATTTGCTTTTAATCTTTTTTCAAAATCAAAAGCTGTTTTATCAGTAATAAGTTTTTCCCCGAAGGCTTGTAGAACTTCATCCATTGTTAATGTGCCATTAAAATAGTCGTCCTGAAGACGCCTCTTAGAATCATCATCATCTTTTTGGATAGAAGAAGGATTAAGAAGTTCTTTTAGTTTGCCAGCTTTTTCGGGGTCTAAAGAGTTTACCTCGTTCCAAGCTGCCTTTGCCCCCTCTGTGTTCTTAGCATTTACCGCTGAAAAAAAGTTATCAACTGTCAGCTTTAACTGTGCTTTTTGTTGCTTTGCAATTTCTGCTTCCTGCGATCTTTCAAGGCCAGTGAACTGGGCAGACAAGTTTATAGTCGTGGTGATAACAGAAAGCCTATCATTTACGTCTAGAGAATCTAGAATAGATTGAATTGCAGGATCGTCTACAGTTCCAGAACGCAACTGGTTAATCCTCTGTCTGGATTTTTCAGGATCAGTCGCCCATATTGCAGCAACAGCCTTAGACTGGTCTTTCCATTCCTTTTCAAAAGCATCTACTGTAGTTTTAACCAACGATGCGCTGCCAATCTTACTTGCAAGCGATATGGTTTTCTTTAGTTCAATGGCTTTTTTTTCATTCAAAGATAACTTGATTGTCTCACCCGCTGGGCCGACAGCATAACTATCTCCAGATTGCACAAGGCTACTAATTGAACTTCTCTGCTGAACAAGAAATTGCTCTATCTCATCTTTTGCAGCCGACCCAATAGATGATGCTGCTTTTTTACTGGCAGCCAGATACAACTGGTTGCTTTTGTAAGCCAACTCAGCTTCCAACTTTTTGCCAGCGACAGGATCGTAAGCACCCAAAGCAGATGAATAACCCTTAATGGCAGCATTAAACTGCTGTAGCCCAGCCTGTCCGACAGAAGCACCGCTTTCAATGCTACTTTTTATCTTTTCAAGTTCAGCAGAAGCGGCATACCCGATGCGGGTTGAAACAATCTCAGCACTCGCTTTTTGAGCGGATCTGCCAAATATTGTGAACGTATCACCTACTGGTTGGATTGTTTCTCCACTAGTGGTCATTAATTTAAGTTGTTCAACTGTAGGCGCGTTCTCGGCCCCGTACTTCTCACCCTCAACAACAGCCTGTTCCTGTGCGCTCTGCATGAAGAAACTAGTCATCTGGTTCATGCCCTTGGACAGAGCGTCCATAGGTGCAGACACGTCTCTAAACTGCCCCTCTGGAGCAGCGACCTGCAAGCCTGATGATTTGTAGCGTGGTAACTCAGCCATGTCTCAGTCCTTTTAGAATACGCCGCCAAACCGTCCAGCACCACCGTAAGGTTGTGCCACTGGTGTCGTTAATGATGGAACCCCACCAACCTTCATAATGTTAGCTCCAGTGCTAATGCGCGTTCATCTCGGTCATCTGCTTCTCTTCAATGCCCTGACCAAATGCGTAGTTAGTCAAAGCCGCTGCCGAGCCGCCGAACGGATCAATGCTACCTGCACCTGCACGGGCGCGAATCGTTGCTGCCGTTGCAAGTGTCTTTTCCAGAACCTGTACGCCCTGCTGACGGTATTGCAGTTCCTGTGCCTTAGCCTTCATCTGCTCTTGCTTGGCTTGGGCATTCAGTGTTGCTTGCTGAGACAGGCCACCAGCAATGGAACCTACTGCGCTGACAACCGAGGATAACCCAGCCAAAGCCGCAAATGTTCCAGATGCACCGACTGCACCTACCGCACCTAAGATTGGAGCTATAAAAGCCATATCACTGCCCCATGTTCACGCTGAGTCGATAATCTAAAAACAACAATGTCATCTTCAATGGTTGAGTTTGTGTCACTGTTACAGAACCCTCATAATCATAGCCAAGCAACGGGCCGACACGCTTCAACCCAGTGAACTCTGCTACCGCTGTATCTAGCACTGCCGAATCAAAAGTCCTAAACGGCACTTCAACGGAGTTAACCGAAGCATTCTGCGTCTTATAGAACTCAGCCTCAACTTCGATAATACGCTTCTTAAACCCACGCATATTGCCAACTTGCAACCGAGGTTCAATCGGCATGGTTGCTATCGTGACCGTGTAATCCTGACCAACCTGATATGATGTAACAGAGGAGCGATCAAACGTGACCAACCCACCGGATGATGCAACTTCGTCACTAAGTACCACGCCATCTGTAATGACTTTGACAGTCTTAGCCGCAAAGTTGGTAGCCGTTACGTTGGCTGCTGCCCCACCAGAGACTGCATTGTCCAAGGTAAAATCATTGCTGAATGTCTCGACATGGTACTGTACGACGCTATTGATGGTGCGCTGCACAACAACATAGATTGTGCTGATGTCTACGGCTACAGCCTTGAACAGACCATCTGTATCAAAGGTCGATGGAGCAATAATGTCTGCCGAGCGAAGCACAGAGTACGCAGTGAACGTGCCGTCTGTGTTGACCAGCATCAACAGATCTGATTCGTCTGTGTTCGTAGCACGTCGCATAGCCATATCAACGGGCGTGTTAATCAGATGTCCAGACAGTAGCGAGATTTTGTTTGAGACGTAGCTTGCCTGAGTATCCGTGTAGATAAACTCCTGCACCATCTTACCGCCGCGCTGGATATAGATCGTGCCAGCCTCAAGTCCAACAGGACGTGTGCCTTCAATAGAGCCATTGCGGGTTGCAATACGGACAAGGAACGTACCCGGCGTGATTGGATCACCAAGCCCCTGTGGCACATAGAACTCGCCACCAGTCGTGAACAGTTGCAAGTCACGTCCTGAGTGGATGTTCACGATTGCATTGAACTGGTTAACGTCGAGCGTTGCTTCTACTGCATCGTCATCAAGGTTTGTCTGCTTGTCAAAGTTAAAGAAGTCACCGACACGGCTACCCCAAACAGTTGATGGTCTGTCACGGGAACCCCCAAAATATAACCGTCCTTCATGAAAAGTCACACTTCTGGGATAACCACGGGTAGATGACCATACATCTTCATAGCCGCTTTCAGTCTCCCAGTCATTCGTTGCTATTGCAGCTGTTCTAGAAAATGGGATTTCTACAACCGCTCTAACTACCGTTGTGCTGACAAATTCAATTACTCTAGCCCTGCCATAAGATACAACGCTATTGATGTACTGATTGACCAAGCCAGATGTAAAAACAGCAGAACTGGCTGTTAATGTAATCGTTCCTGTTGTGGCAGACGGAGTAAGCGTCCCAGCAGGAGTGGCAATCGTAAGTGTAAACGCATATTTTGGAACAAAGTCAAACGATAGGTTTGAGATTGTCCAATCTGCATCAGTTGCACCGCGCACCATTTTTTGCACTGGCATATCTTTATGCGTAAAGATAACCGTATCCGCAGACTGGGCGTAGTTAAGATTGGCTAATCTGGCTGATGTTAGTTCGGTAGCGGCTAGATAGTCGTTGCCGGAACCATTAATATTCGTAATCAGAACACCAGCCTTGTAGACATAGATGCGCTGGTTGACGATAGCGAACATATACGAATCGCTAGTCGAGAACTCAAACGGAACTAGAACCGCACCATCAGACGCACTCGATGGCAGAGCATGAATGAACTTTAAGCCGGGTCTACGACGCACACCGCCCTGTGGCAGAATTACAACATTTCTAGCGGTCTTCAGGCCAGAGTAATACTGTGCAAGATCAATACGACCACGAAGCAGCGGATCAATTTCGCCTACTGTAAAGTTGGTCTGGATATTGATTATGCGGGTCATTAGTACCTCACGGCAACAAGGCTAAAGTCTTCAATCATCTGAGGCGGGTGATTTTGACCGTCAACCATAGTGGCCTGTCTAAAGTAACCGCCACGACCATTCTCGCCAGAACCGATAGCCATGTTGGCCCAGTATTGGCTCTTGCTCATCTGATCAGTTACAGGCTCTGCAAAGTGCCAGCACAGATAGTACTTCATCAACTGGACAAAATACTTCGGCATCAGGTCTTCGCTGACATCGAACTGATAGTCGATATAGACAGTGGTGTAGTTGGTCTGCACCATGTTGTTCATAACTTCCCAGTCAGTGACTGGACGCGCACCTGGATTAGCAGAAACGAACAAAGCCCTTGGGCCTGACAACATATCGCCCGGAAGTTGATATTCGTACTTCCATTCTGTAACAGGAGTGCTTGCGAGTTGGGCTAGTTGGACTTTCTTGTAGCTGAATGTCCAAGGGTACATTGTGAGTACCATTGCCTTGATGTCGTCATAGAGGCGGTCGGAGATCTGAGCAGCATTAGATCCGTCACTGAAGGATGTAATGATATTGGTTCCGAGCATAATAAGTGCGTCGTTGACGATTGTGAGTTTGGTGTCACCAGTTGCCAATGGAGTTCTCCTTCAACGCAATATTAACGCCTTATATATTATTCGTACACAAACAAAAAGAGGGGGATTTCTCCCCCTCAATTAGCACCAGCGATTCAACGGGATTAATCCGTATCAGTCGCCGAGACAGTCGTACCATCAGCGATGTCAACTACACCGGACGAGTTGCTATTCACGTAGGAAATAACAAGCGAAGGGGTCGTAGCATCGTAGATGAAGATCACGTCACCGACATTAACGAGGGTCGATACTGTGTTGAAGTACCCACTAGTATTGATCGTCGCCTGCGTGTCAGTAGACTTGTAGGAGTAGAGAGACGGAGCGTTGCCAGACTTATTGGCAGCGATCGTGTTCCAACCTGTCGAAGAAAAAGCCATTGTTCAATCTCCTTTATGCGGTTTCGCGGCAAGTGATCTTGACAATGCCTTCATCGTCAATCGCGATTGCTCCAGCGGAGAACATACCGTTTACAAGGTATGAGGTCTTCTCTGGAACATAGTTGATTTCGGTCTTCATATTCATACCGATACCGAAGCCAACAGCGTCACGATGATAAGCGAAGCATACACGGTCAAGCGAGCCGTCGATTGCCAAGCCACCTTCAGCACGATCACCGATCATGGTGAACTTGAAGCCCAAGAATGTGTCGATCTCACCCGATACGAGAGCGCGTACCGAGTTGAAATCAGCAGATGTAATGGACGTTTCGCCGAGCAGTGACTCAAGACCCGAAGCCGAAACAAGGAAGCAACGACCGTCCATAGGAACATTGTTCTTGTCCAAGAGACGCTTTGCATTGCGGAGCTTGGTAAGGTTCAGGTTGGTGTCAGTGCCACCGATGTCATTGCTGACAGTCAACGATGTGCTGGAAGCAGCAAGTGCATCCAATACCAACTGATCCATACGACGACCGATTGAGCCGGAGACAACCTGGACAAGCTCACGACGCTCATCGAAGTTAACCTTCGCCTGATGGAAGATGTCGCTGTATTCAGCAGCATTGTAGTCGCTCATCGTCGCAGTGACCTGCGAATATGTGATGTTGAGTGGTGTTACATCCGTCTGAGGAACCCGAAGTGTGGCAGAACCTTTGCCAATCTTAGGGAACTTTACGGTTGAGCCTTCCACGTTCTGACGTTCACGGACGAGACCAGCAAGGAGACGTTGCCCCTGATATGCTTGCTTCACTTCCGCATCGAAGAGCGTGACAAAGGCTGAGGAAATACCCTGTGCCATGTTAAATCTCCAAATTGCGTTTCATGTGATAAATCGTTCGTGATTGTCCTTACGGGTCACCCAACTAAGTATCCGGTCGTATCTAAGATATGATTGTCGGACGGAGGACAATTAAATCATCCGTCCGATGTTGTCAATTACGGTGAGTATTGCTGGTCACCAAAGGCATTCTGGAACATATTCTCCACCTTGCGTGTGAATACCATGTCCTTGCCGTACTTTGGATCGCCGACCATAGCGTACAGATCATCCTTTGATACTCCGGTATCCGGTGTTACATCTGTAGTCGGGATCGACATCTCACCTGATGCCTGTCTGATCTTGTTCAATGCAGAGACAAAGGCTGCCGAGGTAGAAGCCTTGGCGATTGCATTGGTTTCCGATTCATTCAGCACAGACCTGCTCAGTTTGGTTAGCCACTGGTTGTTCGCCTGAATAATATCATTGGCCCGATTGCCGAGCTTCTTGATTTCCGCATCACGATTGATAGTAACTTGCTCAAAAGCCTGCCCAGCCTCTTCAATGTAGATAGAAGCCAGCTTGTCGAACGCATCCTGCGAGATTCCGAGTTCCTTGGCTGTCGAGATGTAGCGTGACAGCATTGGATCATCATCAGGAACATTCAGGTTCTTGAATAGGCTTGCATCGTAGTTGCCATCCTTTGGCGGCTTGTGCTTGCCCTGAGAGAACTTGGTTCTCAGCTCCTGATAGGACTTGGCAAGAGCTTCTACGTCTGGCCCTTCTTCTTCTGACCAGAAATTCTCAGGCCAATAGTCTGGTCTGACGAGTGGTTCATCTGGTTTTTCAGGTTCTTCAGCTTGTTTTGCTTCCAGTTCCTGTGCGGTGAGTTCGCGGTGAGGCACTTCAATCTCTGCCGCCACTTCCTCTTCCTTACTTACTGCTAACAGGCTCTGGTTGTCAGCAGTCTCGCTGGCCTGAGTTGTCTGTTCTTCTTCAATCATCTAGTCCTCGCTCGTTTTATACGCTCCTCAATTAACCGAACAACAGAGTTCTGGCCTTCCCTTGCATAGCCATGCGAAGCATCTTCACCCGGAGTCCAAGTTGGCTGCTCAATAGTCTTATTGCGTAGGTCGGCTAGAATAATCTGTCCTGAGTCGGTACTGAACACACGGGCGTAGTGTGCATCCATTTCTGCTAGATGGTCTTTGCCTTTGACGTTGGTAACGTCACCATCAATATCGTTCCAATCCATTACTGCAATGCCCTCATAAGTGCTGGTTGGTTACTAAGTTGCTCTGGCCCAGCAGGACTTTGTTGCTGAGGCATAGCGGCCTGTTGCTGCATCTGCATCTGCTGTGCAGCCTCTGCCATCTGCTGCATGATCAGCTCACGCTCGTCTGTTGTGGTAAGAAGTTTTGTGGGAACACCAAGTTTGTCAGCGATATAGTCGATAATTGCATCTTTCTTGATAGCAATCTGCGCTTCCGGCCCCATAGACGCTGTGATCTGCATAAACTGCAACAGATCATTGAGTTCGTCCATGTTCTGAGCCTGAGCCAGTGGCGAAATAGGTACTACCTTGACCTGCTGACCATTCACCTTGAGGGGCATCAGGATCAGACCAATTTCATCCATCAGGTACAGAATACGAGATACGATTGGCAGCATTGCCTCGGTAATCAAGCGACCAAAAGCCGCACCAAGGTTCTGTGCCAACTCGTTTCTACGCTGCACTACTTCGGTAGCCGACCGAGCAGACATATTATCCGGCGGTAGGGTGTCGTCGAGCAGCATTTTCTTAATGTTCATCCGCAGATCGTTCATAATAATCTGCGAAACATTGAAGTCTGACGCTTTTGTAAGCGGCATCAGGCTTGGCCCCTGTGGCCCACCGTTCCGAGCAACCGGAATAATCGCTCCGGGCTGTATCTTGATGGTCTGTACGTTGATTACGCCATCATCTGCCGCTGTATATACACCAGCAACAGCCAATGCAGCGTTCTTCAAGACCAGTTCAACGGTCTTGTTGAGGGTCTTTACGTCTGGCATAGCCGCAATCAACGGGCCACGACCATAGACTTCGCCAGCGACCTTCATATATCGCGCTACAATCCAAGGAGAGACCTTCATCGTGCGGTAGACAAGCTCAGACTTACTCTTCTCATGGATCACATGATAGCAGTAGATGTTGTCCTGCTTGTTATAGACAGTAGCTTCCAACAATTCGATATCTTCTGTCGGCTTCTTGTCGATCATGGACTGCAACTGTGCAGGGATCTTGGCATCTGCCCATTGCAGACTGATTGCCTCACCCTTCACACGCAGTTTCCGATAAACATTGTCTACCGTCCCGTGCGGCCCTTCTTCCAAGCTGACCAGATATTGCGGAACCGCTGTAAATCTAATTGGAATTGACTCATCACCAGGCTGAATGAGCATGACAGCCGTACCAACAGATAAGTCCAGTAGAAATTCCGACATCGCCAGATCAAAGTTAGTTTGTCTGAGAATAGAGAACATTTGTTCATTATATGCGTCCAGAACACGTTGGATCTCCCATCTACGCTCAATCGGGATCTCGTTGCCAGCCTGTAATCTGCACCACGCACGATATGGAGGAAACAGACTAGACTGGATTTTGTTAGCAAATCGCTGTGTCGAATGAATGGCGGTCGAATCGAAGACCTTGCTCATCTTCTTTTGACCGGGTACGCCACCTTCATAGAAGCCATCATACAGATTGCGCTGTGGCAATGCGTATTCATAGCATTCCTGATAGATTGTACGCCACTCATCCTTGCGTGAAGATGCAAGCGATGAACGCTTCATAATGTTTTCTACGCTCATCCTTGCCATAACTTAATCCTTAATCACCGCGAACCAGCAAAACGCAAGTCACGCTTGTTGAAACACCGCCACCAGTTGCCTTCGGACGAACGTACAATGGCTCTGTGTCGAAAGCTGCCATACCTGCGGTGGTAAAAGATACACTACCACCTGTAGATTTTTTTACGGCAGACACAAAATTGGTTCCATCCATAGAGCCGTCAAACTCAACCGTTGCCGCATTGAACGTGCCGTACACTTGGGCTGTCAAATGATGTTTGCCATTTATAAATATGGCACTTCCTACATCATTGTTAGCCATACCAGTCCACGTATATACAATCGCTCCATCTGTAGCTGTATTCGTATGCTGGATCGTAGCCATAATTATTTCCCTTTACTGGGCATTGATTTACCGGAGGGTTTTGACTTTCCAGCGGATGACATTGCCATTGCGATAGCCTGTTTTTGGGGATACCCCTTTTTCATCTCAGCACGGATGTTTGTAGAAATTGTCTTCTGCGAAGAACCTTTTTTCATTGGCATTACTTCTTCCCCTTCATAGACGCACGAATGTTATCAACCATGTTCGGATACGGACGACCAGCCTTTTTAGCCATAGCCTTGGCAGACGCCTTCTGCTCAGGAGTTAGCTTTTTGCTAGCACCCAATCCTTTTGGTCGAGGCTTGTCCCATACTTCTGCCATGTTCAATCCTTCATATTCTTGATTCTAGCACTGAGAGCAGCCGCCTTCTTCTTTGCATCAGCACTTGAAGATGCGCCCCATGCCCTAAGAGCTAGTAGTTTTCTGGTCGGTTTGCCCTTCTCGTCGAAGTCTGGCCCCTTAACTCCTGCCATTCTCGCCAAGAAACTAGCCTTCCGTCCTAGTGCCTCACGACTTTTAGGCGCACCTTTGACGGGAGCCTTCAAGTTAGAGCCTTCAGTGCGCTTGAAATACGCCCGTCCAGCAGCATTCAGGCCACCTTCAGGGTTCTGGTACTTCTTGGCAACCATTGGTTACATTCCACTCAGGCTTTTTGACAGGCCGATTTCAGGTGCCAGACGCTCAGGGCTGAGAAGCTGACGCATACCACCGTACTGACGGGCTCT